ATTGTGATTGATAGCACAATAGAAATAGAATAGAATTGACTATCTTTGTCTTTTCTTTATTTACTTCTACTTCTAGTTTTGCTAATTCTTCTTGTAACCTTTTGTGCACTGATTTCTCAAGCCATTCCCATTTCTGGTGTCCATCTATCAGTATCACTAGATCAAGACTTTCAGTCTTATGATTTAAGAATATTACTTCTACTCCTGCTTTTTCAAATTCATCAAGTAGTATCATTTGATGTGTAGATTTTCTTGATAGTCGGTCCGGTGAATGAATGTAAATTTTATCAATTTGATCTTCTACTACTTTATCACGTAATGCATCTAAACCTTCACGTTCTAAACTCCACCCAACTCTTCTACTACTTTATCACGTAATGCATCTAAACCTTCACGTTCTAAACTCCACCCACTAAGCCCATTATCCTTAAATTCATTCTCATTCAATAACTCATGCTTATCTGCAGCAATTCTATGCTTGAACTCGGCAATTTGACTCTCTATTGTATTGTTCTGCGCTTGACTCTTCGATGAAACTCTCGCATATAAGGCCACTGTTATCATTTTTCTTTATCTCCTTTTCATTGTTTCTTTTTACCGCATACCTTAGTAACAGCTCATAGGCGTCTGCTAGATGTTGTTCCGCTAATTCATCTGGCTCGTATCGGCAAGTTAATGTTCTTTTTCTCATAGTTTCTCCTGCAAATGTTTTTGTAGTGCAAGGAGCCTTACCACTCCTTTTTTCCATCAATCCATTTACTCTTATGAAAAAGACCAAGTTTTATCAGCTACAGCCTTCAAATTTGGTCTAGCCCTTCCTTTGCCAACTGCTGTTGCGCTTTCTGATACGACTCTTATTTTTTTAACAAACTTTCCATTTTCTCTGTTTCTTCCTTTAATACCTCGGCTATTTCTTTGCTATTTTTCGCATAATCCATCGCTGTTATTCCAAATTTATGTGCTTGCTCTATTTCAGCCCCTGCTTTTACTAGCTCCTTAGCTATTTCTTTTTCTCCTACCATAAATGCAAGATGCAGAGGAATGCATTTATTGCCATACTCTTCAGCATTTACATTCCCTCCTGATTTTATCAATTCTCTAACTGTTTCTAGACGTTTCTCCATTATCGCTAGATGCAGTGCTGTATGTCCTCTTACATCTGCTGCATTCACATCTACTCCTTTTTCGATTAATAACCTCACTGTTTTTACCTCTACTGCATAATGTAGAGCTGTTCTTCCTTTTTCGTCTCTTTCATAAATATTTTTAAACGAGTTCTCTAATAGTGACGTATCTTTTTTACCCAGCTTTACCATAACTTACCCCACCTTTTCTTTAAACCTAAGCCTTCCTTTTTACCACCTCATCTATCATTGCATTCACTTGGCTGATTATCTTGCTTGCTAAATTGTGACATTCTTTCTTTATTAGCGATTTGTCTCTCTTGCTTATTTCTCCTATCTCTATTATTTTTAGCTTCGGCATGTAGCTTCCATTCAACATGTCTGCTATTTCTCCCACTAGCCCCTCTATTCCATAGCACGTCAGTTCTCTACTTTTTGTTATTCCTCCTTTTTCTCTCAAAAATTTACTCGCCTTTTCACTCTCTTTGCTATCACATAGACGATACTTTTCACTTTCCCAGATGTAATACATTGGCGTTGCGCCGTACTTATTCAGTTGATTAACTTCAGCTCCAGCCTTTACCAGCTCTTTTATTATTTCAACTCCTGCTCCTCCCATCTTGCACGCAGAGTGGAGTGGCGTACATCCAGTGACATATTGAGTGGCATTTACTTCTGTTCCCGACCTTAGCAGCACTTTTACATTTTCTAAACTCTTTGCGAATACTGCACAGTGTAGAGGTGTATAACCATTTTTATCTCTTGCATTTACCTCTGCTCCTTTTTTTATTAATAATCTCACTGTTTTGTAATCAGAGATTTCTACTGCTTGATGCAAGATCGTCTCTCCTCCTTCATTTCTTTTATTAATGTCTTTAAATCCGTTACTTGATACTTCTTTAAAAAACTTACTCTTGCTAAAACTCATTTCATACCTCACAAAATTAGCTTTTCTAGCGCCAGACAAATTTCTTATATTTACCTGCTGCTATTCAAGTCATGTCCTTTTTAGCATAAGAAAGCAAGTCCTTTTCTTTTTATTTCATACATTTTAACCTATTATTAATATAATATATGAGGATCTAAATATAAGCACTTAATTTACTATAGATATTACTTGACTATTTTTCCAACTTCTGTGTAAATGTCGATGTTCATGCCACTTTAGTACTCCTGGGTAAAATACTAAAATGTAATTTTCTAATTCGTGTATCGAATCTTTTTGCTCTGAATTTAATTCGCTTTCATAATGAACATTATGTTCTGCTAAACCAAATCTTATAACTTTCTGGTTGGTAAAATCTTCTACCTTGTAGTGGTGAGTAACGCTAAAGCTTTCTAAAATTGGCTTGGTTGGTAAAATCTTCTACCTTGTAGTGGTGAGTAACGCTAAAGCTTTCTAAAATTGGCTTATACTTTAAGTTCCACAGTTCTTCAGATAATTTGCTATCCCGTAGTAAAAATTTATTTCCTTTTTCTTCTACGCTACTTACTGGAAAGCACCCATTTATTTCTCCAAAATTCCAACTGTCTGATAATATAACTTGCGCTTTAGCAAACTTAATTGCCGGTAATAAGCTCTGTGGTAGTGGATATAGTGCTTTTAAGTTATACCATAAATGATGCCTTGGTAAACTTTTGTATGAGTTTCTGTTTCCCCAAGTACTGCTACACCTAATCGATATATGTCATTACTAAATGCTTGCTCATAATGAATCCGAAAAGTGCTAAACTTAAAATTTGGATTTAAGCTTTTCAGCTCAAATGTGTTCTTTCTACCAAATGACAGTACTGGTCCAGCTTTTTCAATTTTTATTCCTGAGTAATCTGATAACAAACTTCCAAACAAGCTTTCATCTAAAATAAACCTATCAACGTTGTAGTGATTGAAAATCCTCATTAGCCGCGATCTTGCTGATAACGATAGTTTTGCAAGTTCTACTACTGCATCCACAAAAAAGTTATTTGGAATATCTTTTATCCCTATCTGCAGTTCAAAAAAATGTTTACCAGGTGGTTCTTCGATAATTGTAATATCTTCTATATTTGCCCACTTTAGTGCTATTTTGAGTGATGCTGGGGTTCCTCTTAAACGCTGAAATTTTACTCCTTCCACTATGGCTTTTCTTCTATCTTTTACCCAGCGTAGTATTTCTTCTAACCCGTATTCTTCAACCAACCACGGCAATGTTTCCTCTTCTAATCTAAATTTAAACCCTCTTATACAGCTTGGATCAACCTTATAATCTGTTGCATCAACCAATGCTTGCTCTTGCTTTCTTGCGTTTGGCGGTAATAAACTTTTCATTTGTCTTTTCTTTTAAGTTGCTTTAATTTCCTTTACTTAGGTAGCTTATGAGTAAGCAAGAGATCATTTCAGAACTGATCAAAAATAAAGATGTTCTTAATATCGAAAATACTTTCCTTAATATTTGACCATATTATCCATACTTTAAAAAACAAGTTACAACTTCTGGAAGAAAATCAATACTTTCGTCTCTCTAACATTGGTCATTTTTATCCAGTAAACCTTAAACCACTTATTGCACGCAATCCCCTCACTGGTACGATTCCACAAAACAAAAAAATACGTTTTAAATCCTATCTAACTTGACGTAGCCAAGCACTGCACACTCATTACCTAGCACCATAACATCCTCTCTTGGCTCGATTAATTCCACATTTTCTACACCCTCTACAAACAAATTTGCTATTATCCAAGATCTTGTAACATTCCATCCCAGCCTTCTATTTGCTTTAAACTTCTTAATGAACTGCTTCTTGATTTCCTCCTTCGATATCAGAGGACTTATGCTCATTCTGCTGTGAATATCTATTTCCGTAATATTGCAACCAATTACTGTTACTGTATCGGTTAAAACCTTTATATCATCTCTAGTAACTTGCTTTCTTACAATTTCAAGTAGCTCTTCTAACACTATGCCATTTGTGGATAATTGTGTTGATAAGATTGAAATTTGTACTTTTCCTGGTATAGGTGATCCTACTAGTGCATCTTTTACTCTACTATCTGCTGACAGTGCATGATATTTATAATATTCCTTACTTCCTCCTGTTGACCAACCTGCTATTTTTGCTTTTACCCTCTTTCTAAATCTTTCATCCTCTCCTTCTTTTTGTCTTTCCACTCCATAAAACTCAGCCAAATTATCAAGATCTTCTCCTGTCGCAAATTTAAGTAAGTTACTCTTTACTGCTTCATTTACTCTTTCTCTTAGCAAAAGTTCTCGCCATGCTGCTACTTCTAATACCTTCATTGCTGGATCACTTTCTACCAATCCTGTAAAACTTGCATCTCGCTTTACTAACTCTTCCTTCATTCTCGAAAAGATTTCTTCATAACTCAGCTTTTCTACAATATTTAGCTGCTTCATCTTTAAACTACAATTTCATCAAAATGAATGTTTTTCCCGCTTGGTAAGTATAATCCTTCTAGATCAAACGTTACTTTTCCTTCTTTCACCTCTGTCATTTTTACTTTTTCTAGCTTAAATCTTTCCTCCCACCTTTGTAGAGCTTCTGCTACTGCTGAATAGATTTCCAAAGTTAAAACTCTATTTATTGGCTTATCTACTAATTCAAATAGTCTTGACCCATAATCTCTCCTCATTATTCTACTGTTAATAGGAGTGGTCAGTATATCAATTGTCGACTGCTTTAAGTGCTCTATTCCTTCTAACGTTTTTCCTGTTTTAGCATCCATACCCTTCATTTCTATTTTGCAAAGACGCTTTCACTGCCTTTTATTACTTTAAAACCACATGAAACTATATCTCCTACTCTTCCTACACTAAGACCATTTGCAAACACTGTTTTTGATCCTTGAATCATTACTTTTCCTTCACTAAAACTGTCTCCTTGTCTACATATTGACTTACCGTTTACAAAAACATTATTACTTCCGCTAATGCAGAAATGTGGTATAGCTTCTCCACAGTAGTCTCCTAACCTCACTATTCCTTTGTTCAATTTAAGTCGATCCTTTCTGCTTTCAGTTTTATTCCACTTTTTGTCATTTCTATACTTGATCCCCCAACTTTCAGTGTTATTTTGTCTACTACTTCAATCTCTAAATGATGTTTATCTTTATCGTATGACAACTTTGTTCCATCTTGAAATGTTAAGCTACTCACCTCTTTTTTATTTTCTGGTGCAGAGTACTTTTGTTGATATATTCCAGGAAGTACTACTCCTAATGATAACTCTCCCAATGGTGACAATATTACTACCTGTTCATTTATGCTTGGTGGTAGCCAGCTTCTTTCCTCTCCTGCTCTAGAAGTTATCCATGGAAGAAAATCTGTTAAAAGTTCTCCTATCTTCACTCTTACTTTTGCTTTCTCATAATCTACTTCTTTTACAACTCCTATTCGTACAATGTTTGCTAACTTTCTTTGCAGCTCTGAAATAGCAAAATTACTCTCTAACATTTTCTTCTATTATAATCGTATGTGGCTTAATCTTATTTTCTGTCCATATAGATTTACCTAAATGAAGCTGATGACTCCAATCAACCATCCACACCAAATATGCATCTAATTCGGGTCTAAATCCGTCAATTTCTGCAGAGATAAATTCTCCTGGTGAAACATTTTTTATATTCCATGTATTTTTGTTTACAACTTTTGCCACCTCAGCAGCTAATGTTCTGACAATAATAGCTGCATTTTCTATTGTGCTATCAATCACAATTCGTGCTTCAAATCTTGCTTTCAGTGCTAATTCTTCTGTTCCTGGATCTTTTCCCGATTCTAAACTCACAAGCTCTACAAATAACGCTGGCGCTAATAATTCTTTCCTTATCGATGGATAAATTTCACAAGTTTGAATTGCTGGTATTTCTCTCTTCAGCGTAGTGCAGATTGCGTTATGCAAATCTTTAAAATTCATATATTTCTTGTAATATCACGTTCAAAGAACTTTTCAAACACTTCCTCAACCTCATAATTAACAAGATTCCCTATTATCCTTGAAGCCTCAGGTTCGAGTGACAATTTAACTTCCTTTATTGGCAATGCTGCTCTTCCTTCACGTTCAAACATACCGCTATTTCCTTTTGCCATAACTGCTGCAAATCCTCCTATAAACTCATGCTTTCCCACTTTCGATCCTCTTCTTGTTTTTTGTATTTTTCCAATGTGTGTCCAGAGAAGGTGAGTATGTTCAGTAGGAGTTAAACCTACCGGGATAAAAGTCGGAGTCCCGTAGCTTGGGTAGCAGCATGGAGCAGCAGGGAGACCAAAGTGTTGAAGCCTACCGACAACGTTATCGTAGGATAAGGGCGAATTACCAGGCCGTAGCGAAAGCGAACACATAGGTGGCCTCGAAAATTACAAATCCTAAAGGCTGAGCCCACGTTGGTAGGGTGAAGGCAATAGGGATAGCTGAAAACCCGAATGATACGGCATATCTACTTTAGCGGGGTGATAGTGATGGCATGGTAATGAGGACATATGAAGCAACTGGAGAAGCCCTACTCATCCCAGGAAGAAATACCTTGGAGCGGTAAGTTCTATAACTGGAAAACAGGAAATGAACCGAAGATGAGAGGGTGGCGGATGGGTGCGTAGTAGTGAAGAAGTGAGGTGACTCTCATGG